GAAAAACAAAATAGAAACAAAAAAAAAGTAATTTTATACGAAAAAATCAGAGAACGGAATAATATTTATAGAAGAATGTTTAATGATAAATGCAGAAGTATTCTCATAAATGATGTTTATTTTCTTTTATGATTCTGTTAAATTGTGTTTTGATGATGATTCTAAAACGTTATATATATATGATAGAAACAGACATAAAATTACGTCACTCATCCATTATCAGACTTTGAGAATTGGTTTTGATGAATGAGATATATAAAACACTAAAATAAACTGCTGTCCTATCGGCACAACGGGGAGAAAGGAGCATAAAATGGCAGATACAATCGAATTAATAAAAAGACACACTCAGGAGCTTGATGAGTACATGAAGAAAAATGGTAAGTATAGTTTCCATAGGTTTTCAGACGGTTCTATACACTACAAAGTGCCAATATTTAACGACATATCAAGAATTGTAGACACGTGTTCAATACCTATCGAGCCTGTTGCGGAGTTGGAAGAGCTTGAAAAAATTACCAAAACCAATGACGTGTTGGTCACAATCAATGATTTTATCACATTTGGAGGGTGGGACGCTATTCTAGGGGACACTTGTATTGAGTTTTACGGTCTCAGCACTGAAATCAAATACACAGGTATTCACAGTTTAATTATTACTTTTAACCATGATTTAAAAGAGCTATTACAGAAGATTAAAAAGGGATATTTTGGGGATACTGTTTTTATAAATGGCGTTGAAACAGGTATTCATGATTTTGTTTTATTGGAATCATATTTGATGTATTCCCCTTGTGATAATTCGAATGCTCATGGAAAATATGTGGGATATGATGATATCAATATAATTGCAGACGCTGAGTGTAGAAATATTTATTGGAGGTAAAATGGTAGGAACAACTTCAGGCGACATAATTTATTTGATAATAGTTTCTGTTATGATATTTGTGTTGGGGTATATCCTCAGATGACTGATGAGCAGAGAAAATAGACGGAAAGAAAAGGAGGTGGGAAAACATGAGAAAATTATCAGTACGATTAGATATGAGAATATATAATTGGGCGGAAGAATACGGAACAACAGTAAGTGAATATCTTGAGCACTCTGTATATTCAGCTCTTGAGTTCGGCGGTTCTGGATTTCAATTCACTTTTAGTCGGGTTACACCAAAATATGATACAAGCGTGTATCTCACAGATAAAACTTTTAAAGAAGTAAAGAAACTGGCAAAACAGAACAACTTGAGCAAAGCGCAAATATTGAATCGTTCCGCGATAATGTTTCACGTGAAACATATTCACGATGCAGAACGAGAGAGAATGGAGAGTGAGCAGTGGCATGACGACAGATTATGCAAAACGCCGTACTAAAGTTATAAGAAAGCTTAAAGTCTTAGCGCAAAACAAAAATTTTGGCATGGGCGCAAAGAATGATATACAATATATGCTACAGCAATTACCACCTGAAAGTCAGATAAGAACCGCTCGCCAGAGACGAGGTGCAATAACAGCACTAGAACAAGCTGAAAAATCTGATTTATATAGCGTGTCGGGGCAAAGAAGAATAGCCAAACGTAAAATGGAAAAACTTGAGAAAATGGGCGTGAAATTCAAGACTTATAAAGAACTAAACGAGTTTGGCGAGTTCATGGAAGCCGTTCGCGATTATTCGTTGGGGCGAGTATATGATAGCACAAAAGCATTAGAGCTGTTTATTGATAGAGGTGGAAAATCTGGTGACGAGTTACTCAATCAGTACAGGGAGTGGCAAAAAGCAAAGAGAGGAATTGATACGTAGAATACAGGGGATATATAGAACCCCTAATATGAGAGGAAAGCAACGCTTTGCAAAACAGTCATATCGGAATTGCATATGCGCTTTTGACATCGAAACTACACGACTTTCTGAAATTGAACAGAGCATCATGTATTTATGGCAGTTTGCCGTATTATTAGATGATAATGAGATAATATGCGTTTACGGAAGATATTGGAATGAACTTGAAGAACTGTTCACAAGAATTGAGGATGAGCATCTTATCACACTGATATTTGTGCATAACTTGTCATATGAATTTCAGTTTCTACGCTCACACATAGAAATAAAACCGGGGGAAGTATTCTCCCTCAAGCCTAGAAAAATACTCAGAATCAGGGCAGGAAACCACATGCAAGGGAATTTAGAGTTTCGCTGTTCGTATATGCAGACACGCAAAAGTCTTGACAAGTTTCTGAGTGACAGTGGGGTACAGAATCAGAAGCTGAAAGATTTTGATTATGATAAACGACGTTACCCATGGACAGAATTAACACCCAAAGAAATTGAGTATGGGTGCAACGATGTAGTTGGATTATTACAGGCAATGCATAAACGATTGGTGGATAATAATGACACCCTATACACTCTGCCGTTAACCTCAACTGGCTATGTTAGGAGAGAAGCAAGGCAAGCTATGAAACAGTACAATTATAAAAAACTGCACAGCATGATGTGTGACACAAGTTTATACACTCTTCTTAGAGAAGAGTTTAGGGGGGGTGATACTCATGCAAACAGGTATCACGTTGGAAAAATACTTAGTAACGTTGTGTCATTCGACAGGGCAAGCTCTTATCCAGATGTCATGCTTAACTGTGAATTTCCAATGACAAAATTTACACGACAGGGCAATTGCGGTATAGAGGACATTGATAGGTGGACAAAATTTCACAAGGCTTATGTCGGGCGGTTCCATTTCCAAAACATCAGGCAAAAAGATGTATATTACGGAGCGCCATATTTAACAAAAGACAAGGGTTATTGCATAAGCAAGGAATCAGTTTGGGATAACGGGCGTTTACTTTCAGCAGATGAATACTCGTGCACACTGAACGACATTGATTTTGGGATTGTGAAAAAGGAATATGTATGGGATGAAGTTGAATTTACCGATTTTTATACGGCAGGGTACGGTTATCTCCCAGAGTCCTTAAGGGAATTGGTAAAACGATTATTTACTGATAAAACGTCTTTAAAAGGAGTAGTGGGAAAAGAGATTGAATACGCTTTGTCGAAAGAATTGATAAACTCATTATACGGCATGTCCGCACAGAATCCTGTTAAGCCTGATATCATCTACAGTAACACAGAAAAACCATTCTCAGTTGAGGACGGGGATACAGAGGAAAAGCTGTTGAAGTATAACAAAAGAGCGTTTATGTTATATGCGTGGGGTTGTTGGGTAACCGCCCATGCCCGACAGAGACTTAAGCTTGCCGTAAATATTGCGGGTGAAGATTTTGTTTATTGTGATACCGATTCATGTAAAATACTGGTTACGGAAAGATATCCTGAAATCCAAAAAAAGTTTGACGAGCTGAATAAAGGGCTGATGACAGATTCGTTGGAAAATGGCGGTCATGCCACAGACCCAAAAGGTGTGGAACATTATCTAGGCGTATACGAGTATGAGGGCGCATCTGATAGATTTATAACCTTAGGTGCAAAAAAATATGCTCAAGAAAAAAACGGCAAGCTTGAAATTACGATATCGGGCGTGGGAAAGAAAAAAGGTGCAGAAGAATTACAGAAAATGGGTGGTTTGGAAGCTTTGAAGATTGGAACTACGTTTCGGGAAGCCGGAGGAAAAGAATCTGTTTATAATGATTCAGATTACGGGTATTATAGCCCTGACCCCAATAATCCGGATAAAAGCGTATACATCACCAGAAATATGGTTATACGCCCCTCCGAATACACTGTGGGTCTCACATTGGAATATTTAAATGTCCTAAATAGCGTTGATTTATGGCACGATTTTTTAAAAAATACTAAAGAAAAGGCTTGACATATACACTCACATATGCTATTATATACTTGTAACAAAAACAAAGCAAAATAGAAAAAAGGAGTTGAAAAACATGATTACAAGAAGTATTGAAAAAGTAACAGCAAAAATTACAGACGAAAATGGACAGTCTGTAGAAAGAACCTACTACGGGGCAAACGTAACAGCTACAAAGATTAAAAAATCTTATGAAGCTGAAACAGGAGTAAAAGCTGTAAAAGTGTCTATGGACACAGAGGTTGTAAAAGCATCCATGTCGGAAGCTGAATTTGTACACTATGGAAAAGTAGAATAAGAATTAAACAGGTCACAATCCGAAACAACTCCCAACTGTGGGTAAAACAGTATAAAAGAAAAAGGAGAAAAAACATCATGGAAATTATTAAAACAAATATTCAGGAAAACGAGTACACAATGGAGTTAATGTTTGCAATGTTCGAAGATGAAAACAGAATTCGTCTTTCTGACACAGCAGGAACAACTGTAGAGTTCGATCACTATGCTATTGTGGAAGATGAAAACGCAAAGGGTGAAATAGTAAAATCTCTGTCAATCGAGGAATTGGGAACACACAATGTTTACGTGACAACCTCAACCTCGTTCATTCAGGCTTTTGAGCGTATTATCACAATGGCAGAAAAATGTGGTGAGGACTTCCGAAAAGTATCTGTATCTTTCAAGAAATCTCAGCGTGGAAGAAACTTTCTTGTTGCAGGTTTTGTGAAATGAAAAAACCTGAACTGTATGACAGTAACGGTTATGTGAATATAAAGGGTATCTTGGAAACAGGATGCCCATTCATTTTTATATGGGGTGGTAGAGGAACGGGGAAAACGTATGGTATTTTGAAACACGCTGTAGAAAATAACAAAAAATTCATATACTTGCGAACCCGTCAAACTCAAATAGATATGATACGCACGCCACAATTTAATCCATTTAAACAATACAATACAGACTGTGACAGGCGCATTACACCGTCACCAATAAATAAAATGTATTCTGGTTTTTATGATACAAGTTTTGATGAAAAAACGAAAAAATACACAAACACAGGGGAACCACTAGGCTACTCAGCAGCACTTGGCACAATCTCTAATCTACGAGGTTTCGGGGCGGCGGACGTTGAACTGATGTTTTATGATGAATTTATCCCAGAAAAGACGGAGCCGCAGTTAAAAAACGCTACGATAGCACTCTTAAATGGTTATGAAACCATAAACCGAAACCGGGAACTTATGGGGGATAAACCTCTACAGCTCATATGCGCATCTAACAGCGAAAACGCGAATTGTGATATTTTTGCGAAACTGAGCTTAATCCGCAAAGTCACCGATATGCACAAAACAGGGCAGGAATTCAGCTATTTGCCTGATAGGGGGATTATCCTCATCAATTTAGCCAACTCACCAATCTCACAGGCAAAATCCGAAACAGCGGTATATAAAATGGTTGGAAAAGACAGTGATTTTTACAAGATGTCAATTCAGAACGATTTTTACGCTGAGGACTATTCGGACATTAAATCCGAGCCCATAAATGAGTACGTCCCCCTTGTAACAGTCGGGGAAATAACCGTATACACCCACAAGAGTAAGGAAAAACTGTATATCACGCAACACCTGCAAGGCTCACCCCAGATTAAGTATTCTACTTCAACAAGAGACCTAACAGCTTTCCGGCACAAGTTCATATGGGTCTGGGGAATGTACTTAGACGGGCTAGTCAGTTTTTCTGATATAGAATCAAAATATCTACTTGACAACTATTTCAAAATGTGATAGGATTTAATTGTAGGGAAAGTGGTACTAAACCAACGGGCGGAACCCGTGTACATGAGTTTGGTTGGCTCTCAACACTTTCCCTCAATTCAAAAGAGGGGGTGATAATATGGAATGGATTCAGGCAATAACTCAGTTATTCAGCTCTCTAGGCGTACCCGTAGCTTGCCTTGCAGTAACCTTTTATTTATGGTACAGGGAGACTGAAAACCATAAAGAAGAGATACACAACCTCACAGAAGTTTTAAACAATAATACAATGGCAATTCAGAAACTTGCAGACAAACTGGACGTAAAGGAGTGATACAATGCCATTAGGTGCTAAAATACTACTAGACCCTAATATTGAAGAACAGTACGGAATGACTGATATTATTCCGGACTGTGACGTATATGGCGAATATAAAATAAATACAAAGAGTTCCCCTCTGATGTTACGTGATAAGCCAGATATGAACGCGGATATAATCGTGGAAATGCCAAAGGGACGTACTATTTTCTGTTACGGGTTTACAGATATCACAATGGAATGGTATCTTTGCGAATACTCAGACAGCGGAAAGATTTATGCAGGTTTTTGTAATAAAAAATATTTAACAAAAAAAGGAGTGATAGTGCATGAAAATCGAAGATATCATAGCTCTGGCAGGGGCAGGTTTCAGCAAGCAGGATATTATTAAAATCGCAGGTACGGTATCAACACCGGCTCCGGCTCCGGCTCCGGCATCAGCACCGGCATCAGCATCAGCATCAGTATCAGCGCCGGTTCCGGCACAGGATGTTTTTAATCAGCGTATGGGTGTTCTGGACAACCGATTAGATGAGATTACCAAATTGATTCAGGTTGGAAACCTGAGTAACTCCCAGATTCCGGAACCGCCGACAACAGAAGATATGTTAGCTTCAATTATTAATCCACCAGTAAAGGAGTGATTTTATGGGGACAGCTATTAAATTAACACCGGGCGCACCTAACGTAGCGAACTTTAATTCAGCTGCTATTTTGAATGAAATTGTAAATCAGGCAACAGGAAAAAACACAGTTAGTGCGATTGTAACAAGTGATTTTACATCAGTTGCCACTACAGCACTAGGGCTAGGAATAGACCCGTTATTAAATGCAATTTCTCAGGTTCTCAGTAAAACTATTTTTTCTATCAGACCTTATTCAAGAAAGTTTAAGGGTTTATATCAGGATAACATGAGGTTTGGAAACCATGTAAGAAAACTCAATATTGCGGATTCTGATTGGGATAAGGATGACCGGTACGACTTAACAGACGGAAAGAGTGTGGACGATCAAGTAGTTGCCATTCCGAAAGTACTTCAGACCAACTTTTATGGACAGAATGTATATCAGAGACAGGTTACACTGTTTAGAGACCAGTTAAACGTTGCTTTACAGAATGAACAGGAATTTCAGAGGTTTGTCACTATGATTATGACAAACGCGTCTGATTTAATTGAGCAAGCGCATGAAGCAACAGCAAGAATGACGCTCGCCAACTTTATTGGTGGCAAAGTGAAAGGTGACACCGCAAATGTTATTCATCTTGTAACTAAATATAATGATGTCGCCGGAACCACACTCACCGCCGACACGGTAAAACAGCCAGAAAATTTTGTTCCGTTCATGAAGTGGGCGACAGGTTATATCAAAACAGTGTCCGACTGGATGACTGAAAGAACACAAAAGTTCCATATTAATGTTACTGGGAAAGAAATTTCAAGACACACGCCATATAATAAACAGAAACTTTATCTATATTCTGAGGAGCTTAATAACATTGATGCTAGTGTTATGACATCTATCTTTAACGATAGCTACTTGAAAATGGCAGACCATGAGAAAGTAGGTTTCTGGCAGAATATCGACAGCCCAGACGGTATTAACGTAAAAGCGTCATACATGGACGCAACAGGAAACGTTGTTTCCGACACTGAGGGTACAGCTACTTCTAACATTTTCGGCGTGTTATTCGACGAGGAAGCAGTTGGCATTACAACTTATGGTGAATGGTCTGCGCCGTCGCCGTTTAATGCCAGAGGTGGATATAGTAACATTTTCTGGCATTTCAATGATAGATACTATAATGATTTTACAGAGAATGGGGTTGTTTTCTTACTTGATTAATTTAATGAGAGGTTGGCAGTATGAGAATACATTTTTATAATGTAGGAAAAAGAAAAATTCAACGTGGGTTCCACCTGAATCTTCTGCTGTCGTGATTAGAACAGGGGCTTTGCGTAGCCCCTCTTCCATTTCAAGTCCGACGCTGAGTTTGCAGTATAACGATGCTACAGGGAATCCGGCTAGTTTGAATTACTGTTATATAGAGGAATTTAACCGATATTATTTTGTGAATGACTGGACATTTGAAGAGGGTATATGGGTATGCTCGTTGGAGTGCGACGTAATGGCTAGTTTTAAAAGTGAGATAGGGGAAAAGAGTTACTACATCATAAGAACAAGCACTGCTTTCGACGGCAGAATATCAGATGCTTTATACCCGACATTCAGTAACCCTACACGTAACGCAACTGTTGCAAGTCATCCTCTTTTTCCACAAGCAAATAGTGTTAAATCAGGAACTTTTGTGGTGGGAATTATAGGTAAAAATGGTATGTGTGAATACTATAAATTTAATTATGCAGGGTTTGTAAAATTTTCTGAAAGTGTATTCTCATCTATGACTTGGATGGGGACTGGTGATTTGGCGGATTTAGGTGAAGATATTGCAAAAATGGTTTTCAACCCTGCACAATACATAACATCTGTGTTATGGTTTCCATATGATATTGTAGAAGATGAAGTAGTCATAGAATCGAAGATTGGCTTAGGGTGGTGGGAAGTGAACGCTACGGCAGTTAGACTATCATCAAACGCCATTGACCGTGTATCAACAACTGTAAACGTTCCTAGTCATCCACAAGCGGGAACGAGAGGGACATACCTAAACAGTTATCCATATAGACGGGGACGGCTATTCATACAGGGTTTTGGTAGCATTGAGCTGAATTATTCGAAAATCATTGAGAACACACTTACGATACAATGCGATATAGATTGCCGAACAGGTGGTGCAGTTGCTTATGTATACATTGTGAAAGGTGCTGAAAAATACATGCTGGCAAATGTCCCCGGAAAAGTTGGTTTTTCCATTTCCATTGGTGATATTAAAAACGACTTGCCGGGTGCTATTGGGTCAGCAGTCGGGGCAGTTGGTGGTATTGTTTCCGGCAATTGGATTGGGTCTGCTTCATCACTGTTGAATTTAGGTTTACAACTCACTAATGCAGAAGCTACGGCACTTTCATCGGCGGATACAGTTGCATCAATGCTCGTAAATACTCAGCTCATAACTGATTGTTATGAGATTACTGAAGAGGATAACGCTGATAACGGCAGACCTTACATGAAAAACGGCGTGCCGTCGTCAATGGGGAACGGTTTTTATATCGTTGAAAATGGAAATGTAAATATCATTGGAGCCTATGCAGATGAAATAACCATGATTAAAAATTACTTAGAGGGGGGTTTTATTACGCATGAGTTCATTAAGATATTCTTATAATAATTCGGCATTATTGATAAGGCTGAAAAAAGCAGGTTCCGGCGGAAGTGGCAGTGAGATTCCGTTACCGTCCGGTAAATGGAATGTGAAAGTTACAAATCGGGAAGACGGGTATTTTACACTAGAACAAATGAAGCAAAATGCTGCGAATATTAACAACTACTTTAAGGAAAGGGGTTGGAGTCCAACGGCAAGAATGGCACTTTTGGGGAACATGGAAAAAGAAAGTACCATGAACCCGGGGTTAATTGAAGTTGGGGGCGGTACTACTCCTGCAGGTCCAGGAAGAGGTCTTGTACAGTGGACGCCCGGGCAAAATCTTCTCACAGTTTTAGATGTACTGTACGGTGGACATGACGATTGGTACGACGGTGGAAAACAGTGTGCCGTCTTATTTGCTGAATATCAAGAAAGTGTGGGAGATGCGCATAGGGGTATTGAGCCACAGTGGTATCAGACATCTAGTTATCCAATAACATGGAGACAGTGGTCAACTGGGAACTATGATTTGAAATATCTAACAAATGCGTTCATGTACAATTATCTCAGACCCGGAGACTTGAATCAGCCTGATAGATATGTAAAAGCGCAATATTGGAGTTCAATATTTATAAAGGGGTGATATGATGCCATACAATTATGAAATGATAAACCTGTTTAATTCATCTTACAGTCCGTCAACTCTTCACACGAAAAACACACAGATGTTTATATTTTTCAAAAAATATCTACTTGAAAAAGTTATGTCTGTATTTGAGTTTGAATTGCCTGAAACGTGGGATAAAAATTATTTTTTGTATTCGCTGTTTTTAAATGGTTATCTAGCAGTTGTAAATACAGATAGATTCGGTGTTATATGTCAGCATTGCGGATTAAGAGGATATAATATCTATTACAATCCTACGCACGCTGTAATTGTAAATCCTCTATTAACGGGAATTTTAGAACCTAAAATTGATGCTCAATGTTCCATTATCAGATTACAGCCAGATTACAGTGGCATTTCTGATATCGTAAATTACTACGCCGATAATATGGCTATGACTGCGGAAACGTGTGAAATGAACATCATGAACAGTAAACTTTCATTTCTATTTGCAGTAAGAGGAAAAAGTCAAGCTGAATCAATGAAGAAAATTCTTGATAAGGTGATGAGAGGGGAGCTTGGCGTTTTCTATGATGAAAAACTGAAAATGGGGAATGATAATATTCCACTAGATTTTTTCAACAACGACTTGAAAAAGAATTTTATTGCACCTGAATTGCAGGACACGTTAAGACGTTGGGAAGAAATGTTCTGTAATGAAGTTGGTATACCGAACGTGCGAAGCGACAAGAAAGAGCGTATGATTGTAGATGAAGTGAACAGCAATAATATTGAGTGCTTCACAAAAGCAGAGTTATGGCTTGAAACATTAAAAGAGGGAATTACTCATACAAATACAATGTTTAATCTTAATCTTGACGTTAAATTACGTCACAATGAGGGGGGTGGAAATAGTGCCGGGAGAACTTTATTTACGGGGGCTACTAGCATGGAATGAAAATCTGCTGAAAGATAATTTCATAAGCCATTTACCAGTCAATATGATAAATGACCTTGGAAATGATAATATTCAGAATTATGTCCTTTTAAAATGTACTGAGTTGGAAGTTTTAATACCCTCACCGACTGAAATGGCTTTAGCTCTAAACTCATGGGCTTCTATAAATGAACGGCTATTCTCAATTATCTATGATATAGAACTTACCATTTCTACAACAGAGGGCGTAAAAACGGAAACAATTACAAGAGACAGAAAAGGAAAATCTGCAACGAAAGATAGAGAGCATTTAACTCAAAAAAGTAATAGTGGAACAAGTGGTTCTGATTCGACAGCTGAAAAAGTTGCAGGATTCAATTCTACGTCACTTGTGGATAGGGGAAGCACAACCATTACTTATGGGGGAAAAGCAAACTATGATGAGAAAAACATCAATACAAAAAATTCTAAAAATGAAACGACAGAAACGGAAAAAGAAACAAAGTCCACGGGAATGTCGGAACTTGAGGTGTTGGATTTCAAGCTTGAAAAATCTATGAGTGCATTGAGCAAGATTACTGAAATGTTTAAAGAAGAGTTTTTCCTAATAGTATATTAGAGGGGGTAAGAAAATGTTTAAATTTCCGTTTACAAACTTTCATGAAATGAATCTGACGTGGATTATTGAGACGTTGAAGGAGAATACTGATTTCACTAAAAAAGTATATGAAGAGGTGAAACAGTTAAATGCCACTATTGAGAAAAAGGTGGAAGAAGTTGTTAATAACATGACAGAAAGTGGGGCTTTTGACGATATTATTTCTAACATGTTAGATAGTAAAGTTGAAGAAATCAAGAACATTGCCAATAATGCTCTGTCAACAGCCAATGGTATTGATAATAAGTATGAGTATCTGAGTTCCATGCGGAATAAGAAGATTCTAATTGTGGGCGACAGTAACAGTGATGAAAACTACAATGCAGGAAAGATTAACGTTCACTGGACGCAGTCCCTCAAGTCCATGCTGTCAAATGTTGAAAATGTAACGATTATTAATAAGAGCGTGGCAGGAAAACAGATTGACTGGGCTAAGACTGTTATCACCGAAGAAAATGCCGCGAGTAGGTATTACGACATTATCATAATTATGTTGGGCACTAATAACTATGGACATGCTACACCAATTGAAACATTTAGAGCAGAACTGACGGCTATCCCAATTACACCACAGATTATTAATGGTGCTCATGTTATCATTGTGTCACCACCAAAAAGGAGTATGTTTGCTTCTTCTGAAACACCTCACGTTCCACTTGTGGCATATATGAGAGCACTGTATGCATACGCGGAAAAGATTGGTGCACAATTTGTGGATTGTTGGGGAAAACAGCCCATGGTGAACACCAGTGATGCTAGCACCTTGACCAAATGGTATTATGACAAACAGTTGCATTTCAATGATGCATATGCTCCAATATTTGCTCAGTGGATTCTGTGGTATATGATAACTGGTAGGAGTGACACTATCGGCGATTATTATGAAACAATACCGGGAAGATATCTGAAACAGTTCTTTACAAACACCAATAATTTTGAGATTAATGAAAACGGGTCTTTTGTTAGGATTGGTACACGCTCTATTACTTATAATATTATTGGCAGTCTGAAAACATTTGGTTCTAATAATAGCGGTCTACAACCGCTAGCTACACTGCCTGAATGGATGAGAGAACATACAAGTATGTCTTATCTAAATTGCCATAGTAGTACATTTACAAGAGGTGACCGTGTTGCAACTCAGACAGCGGAAATTGTGAATAGTGACGGTAAACTATATGTTACTGTGGACGGACTGAATACAACGGGGACTTTGTATAGGATTCATGGTACACTGCACCCGATGCTGAATACAGATAACATAATTCCGGATTATCCGAAAGCAAGCTAAAATCGAACAAATGTTTGTTTTCCCCCGGCGAACAACCGGGGGCTTTTTGTGTCCGCGTG